GCTTTACAAATAGCCGCTAATGCTCAAGAACAATATGACAAACCTATATACATTGGCAACGTAGAACACAGACTCAACAAGAAAGAGTTGGAGGGTATTCGTAATCTTAATGTGCCTGAAGTAGAATCGATACAAAGTAGAGAGGGTAAGATTCTTACTGCTCAAGATTTTCTACAAGAATTTACAACCATCATTAAGTCTGTTCCTGGTTGCGTCCTTATTATAGATTCCACCTCTGCTCTGTGTGCTGAAGGCGAGTTTGCCAGCGAAATGAAATCAGCAGGAAGAAACGAAGGACCAAAGCTATTAGCTCAATTTTGTAGGAAGATGACCGGAGTAGTACCGGTTCAGCGTGCCATAGTCATAGTAGTTCAACATCTTATAGCTAACACTAGCGGATATGGTGAAGCATATTATGAAGATGGTGGACGTAAGATGCAACACCAGATTGATACTAAATTACGATGTACATCATTTCAAAAATGGGAGAACAAAGAAAAAGAACAAGTGGGTCAGGTTATTAATTGGCAAATAAAAACCGCTGCTCTTACTAAACCGGGTGGTAAATTTCAAAGTTATCTTCGATATGGTTATGGGCTAGATAATATCAAAGAATATATAAGCTTGGGTTTAGATATGGGGTTGATAGAAAAGGGTGGATCATGGTACACGTTTGGTACACACAAAGCTCAAGGTGAAGACAATCTTCGCCAATTTCTAATTGATAATGAAACCACCTATACCGAACTTCAAGAAGCCGTACACACAATGCTATGAAAATACTAGGACTAGATAATCGAGAGTATACTTGGAATATCACCAAATATAAGCCGCGACAAAAATGCTCAAATTTGCACCTCCGAGCTAGAAATATCTTGACTCAGGAATTCCCTTGTGATATAATATACGAAGAACTGACCCTTCCCGGCACGCGAAACGAAAGGCAGACACGACCATTGTTTGCCGATTTTTTTATATCGGCTCGCAGTTTGATGATCGAGGTACAGGGAGAACAACATTATAAGTTTAACCCTCACTTCTTTGATAACAAGGTTGAATTTTATAGGGCTCAATCTCGTGATAGAGCTAAACAAGACTGGTGTAGTCTGAATAATATAACACTAGTAGCATTACCATTCAATGAAAACGATGCTGAATGGTTACAAAGAATAAGGGATCGATAAATGAGTAGCGTAGAACAATTAAGACAAATATTGTTATCACAATCAGTGTATATATGTGCCAATTGTCAACATACGTTTACATCAAGTAAAGAACGTAAAAGATGTCCAGAATGCAAGAAACATCAATTGGTCAAACAAAACTTAGACGTTGACTTAATGGACAACCTAGAAGAACCAGAACCAAAACCAAAAAATTTAACCGACCAGTTTACAACACAGATTCGTCAGAGGTCTAATTCTCGTGTACGATATACTGAAACGGGTAAAGAAGAAGGCGTTTACACGCGCTCTGAACCGATAGAGGGAGTAACTAATGTATGGGATGATGTAGATCCCGAAGAAGGACAAGACAGAGATAATGAAATACTTAAAAAGTTTACAAAGGTAAGTGAACGCACACGTAAACCCGTAAACATGGTAGAGGTAAAATGTGATTCGTGTAATAGAGTAGAAAGGGTACATCCTATTCATGTAAGTGGTAGGAGTAGACACTTATGTAACAAATGTGTTGCAAGAAGGAGTAAGATTTAGTGCTGGCAAATGTAGGAATAGAACGGGCAGTCATTGCGGGAATATGCAAACATAAAGAAGAGGTATGGATAGAACTTAGTGCTATTGGTATAACCAGAGACTCATTTACTACTAGTGGTAATAGAGCCCTGTTCGAATCACTAATGCACTTATTAGATAATAAAGAAGACATAACAACGGCATCATTGTTTCAGGCTATTAAAGAATTAAGCTACCTTCCCTTATTCAATAGTCGAAAAGATGTAGAATATATTGACTCGCTTTTTAACTTTCCAGTTAGTATAGATAATGCAGTAAGCTTTGCTGTTAAGTTAGAGAAGTTGGCAGTTGCCCGTAAAGCTATCAACAAGCATAGACAGGCTATAGAAACGCTTGAAGCAGTAACGGGCAACGAAAGCATAGATGAGATAATCCAACTATCGGAAGATCCTATCTTTGACTTAGTTGTAGAATTAAACAAGAGTAAAGAAAGCGGTCCTCACCTATTATTTGAAAATGTTGAAGAGGTTGTTCAGTACCTGCGGGATAATCCATGTGACAACATAGGTATACCGACTCCATGGCCCTCATATAATGCCGCTATAGGTAGTGGGCTAAGGCGCGGCGGCGTACATTTGATGGGAGCCCGACCCAAAATTGGTAAGACCACAATGGCTAAGGAAGCCTTATTACATTTTACTAATGTGTTAAAAATGCCCGCCCTATTCTTAGATACAGAAATGGTACAACAGGACCAATTGATTAGATCTGTAGCATCAGTTAGTCAGGTTCCACTATATGCTGTAGAAAGTGGTAGATTTGGCGACAACCATTTATATAATCAACAAATAGATGATGCAGTAGTCGAACTAAAAAAGAATGATAAGCTGTGGTATGAAAGTGTATTTGGTAAATCTTTTGAAGAGATCCTAGCTATCATACGACGATGGATTGTTAAATGCGTAGGGTTCGACGAAGATGGTAACACAAATAACTGCGTGGTTATCTATGACTACTTTAAACTAATGGATCGCAATCAACTTGATAATCTACAAGAATATCAGGCTATGGGATTCCAAATATCTAAACTAACTGACTTCTGTAAAGAATATGATTTCACATGTCTCGCCTTCGTACAATTAAATAGACAACGAGATATTAGTCAGTCCGATAGATTACGCTGGTTGTGTAATTCATACTCTACGTTTGACAGAAAGCAACCTGAAGAAATAGCTGCCGACTTCGGCGCTCATGGTGGTAATCGTAAACTAACCATGGAAGACACAAGGTTTGGTCCTGGCATTGAACAGCCGGGGGAATATATATGTCTAAATTTCCAACGAAATATTAATAAGATAACAGAGATTGGATTACGTAGCACATTAAGTGAACCTGAAACTACAGAAACGTTTGAAATAATAGAAGGCGAAGATCCTCCATTACCCCCTGACATTGAGGACACTCCTCCATGGGAAGAGTAGATGAAACAATATGATATCGAATCTATTTCCGAAAAACTTATTGAATGTGTTGTTGAATTACTTGAGCATTTTGGCGTCAAGGATATCGCAGACAGCGATAACGCTGTGTCATTTTCCTGCCCAGTACATGGTGGTAATAATGAAACCGGATCTAGTATACTAAAAAGAGATATAGGTAATTGGCAATGCTTTACGCGCCAATGTCATGAAGACTACGGCACTAGTAGTGGTGCCAGTATAATACAATTTGTACAAGCTTGCCTTACCGCCGCTTATGACAAAGAATACACATTTCCTCAAGCCTTAGAATGGTCTGCCAAATTCGTTGGCGAATCCGAATCGGAATACACACCTGAAAACAAAGACCGTACAACATTTATACAACTATGTAAATACCTTAATAGAAAAAGGGATGTAAAACCTAACTACATACCAAGAGCACAGGTACGTAACTTCCTCACCGTCCCCTCTTCTTATTATATGGGTAGGGGTTACAGCGCCGCTATATTGAATAAGTTTGATGTGGGTTACTGTCACGATACCAACAGGTCATATTTTGATCGTGTTATCACACCATTTTACGATGATAATGGTGAATATATGGTAGGGTATACTGGTAGAAATAGGTATGCTCTATGTAAACAATGCAATTTATATCATAATCCTAATGTTAGATGCCCTATAACTAAACAAGACAAGGCAGGATGTTCTAAGTGGAAACATGGTAGTGGATTTTCAGTGGAATCATACTTGTATAATTTTTGGAATGCCAAACAACACATAGAAAATACTAATGTAGCTATATTAGTTGAGGGGCCAGGAGACGTATGGCGCATCGAGGAAGCTGGTATATATACATCTTTAGCTTTATTGGGGGCCAAGCTATCACCAGGACAAAAATATATACTAGAAACATCAGGCACTATTGACCTTATAATAGCAACAGATAATGATGAAGCTGGAAATAAAGCCGCACGTAGTATTACCAATGAATGTAGTGCCCTTTTTAATATACATAGATTAGAATATCCAACTCATGATCCTGGTAAAATGAACGTTGAACAAGTTAAGGAAGCTTTATTACCAATTTTAGAAAGATTATAATTATGGACCAAAAACTATTAGCCTTTGCAGGCAAAAAACAAGCAGGAAAGGATACGGCTGCGAATTTTGTTGTGGGATACGCTATTACACAATTAGGTAGGCAAGGTTTTCCTAACTTACCCACTCACTTTAGAATTAACGAAGAAGGAGAGCTACTAGTTAATTCCGCAGTTATGGATATTGATGGCAACACGATCATAGGAGACGGTTTACTTGATCTCAACAGAAAAGATGACGATTATGTATATTGGTCATCTAATTGTATGTGGCCTTATGTTAAAACATATGCTTACGCCAACATATTAAAAACCTTTGCTACCATAGTATTTAATTTACCTGAAGAAGCAGTATATGGCACAGATCAAGACAAACGTAAGCTCACACATATAAAATGGAAAGATATGTGTGCCTTCCTACCACCCAGACAAGTAAGCAGTATAAAAAAGGCCGGTAAATATGATAGTAAAATGTCGGTACGAGAGTTCTTACAATATTTTGGAACAAATATATGCCGACGTTTATATTCTGAGTGCTGGACTCAATCATGTCTAAAGAATATAATCGTGGATGGGTCATCACTAGCCATTATTTCTGACTGTCGATTTGAAAATGAGGTTAGGGCCGTCAGACAGGTGGGTGGTAAAGTAGTTAAATTACAACGCTCACCCTTTAAGGATTTTCATGATAGTGAAACAGGGTTAGATAAACTAAATAGTAAAAATTTTGATCTTATTGTTCCCCCAGATGTTAGTATTGTAGAAAAGAATCAACTTATATTGGACGCCATGTACTCTTGGGGCTGGTTTAGCGAACACATTAGCAAGGAGTAGTCCAATTTTAATATCATTCATCAGGAGTTCTTCATTTTCAAACTGGAACTTCTGTCAGATGCAATACTATATGAACTATGTGCTAGGTTTACCCCGTAGTACTAGTAAAAAAGCTACACAAGGCACCATTGTACATAAAGTGATGGAGGTATTGGCTCAGTGTAAAAAAACGATGCAAAATTTGGAAGAAACTCCAATCGCTTGTGATAAACCCACTCCATATCGTATCGACGATGAGCATATAGGTATAATAGAATGGTTTCATGATGACTTCCTTAAACCCTACCCTTTATCTAATGACGAAATAGATGCCATTAATAAAACAAGGGTAAGCAAGTATAAGTATAAGCATGATGCTAAGATTCCATATGGAACCATTCATTATGGTCAAAGTATGGTCGAGGACATATTCGAACGCTGTTTTGCTTATTATAGTCAAGACGATTGGGCTCCTGTTGACAGAAAAGATTGTGTAAATTGGACATGGATGGCCCTTGAATATAAAAATGGCATATTTGACCCTCGCCAAAGACAGATTAT